AAATGTGAGAATGCAAAACTAGAGGCAGCTAAAGAGGGAAGACAAACAACAGCACAAGCAGAGAAGCCTGTGCAAAACCTATCTCAAGGTGGAGATGTAAACATCCCTCGAACAGATGATCCAATAAACCCAGATCCTAGAGCCGAAGCATGGGCTGCTAAGAATTCTTGGTTTGGAACTGATAGAGCGATGACTTATACTGCATTTGAGATACATAAGGATCTTACTGAAAAAGAAGGGTTTGATCCTAGTTCTGATGAGTATTATGCAGAAGTTGATAAAAGAATACGAGTTGACTTCCCGCATAAATTTGGTACAACTGAAACTAAGCAAACGGCCGCCCCTGTTCAGACAGTGGCTTCTGCTAATAGAAGCGTAAAGCCTGGTCGCAAAACTGTGAAACTCACTTCTTCACAAGTAGCAATAGCTAAAAAATTAGGAGTGCCACTCGAAGAGTACGCAAAACAATTAAAAAACACGGAAGGAGCGTAAAATGGAAAACGAAAATAAAAACACTTCTCGTGCGAGCCAAACACGGTCAAAGTCTGAAAGACCAAAAGTGTGGGTTCCACCATCTTCTCTAGATGCACCCCCTGCACCTGATGGATTCAGGTATAGATGGATAAGAGCAGAAAGCGTTGGCTTTCAGGACACTAAAAATATAACTGGACGAATTAGAGAAGGTTATGAATTAGTTAGAGCCGAAGAAGTTGAAAATGCATCTGATTATCCTGTTGTCGAAGACGGCAAATACAAGGGAGTGATTGGGGTCGGTGGCCTTCTACTTGCGAAGGTACCTGAAGAGATCGCGAAGCAACGTCAAGAATACATGACAAGACGTCATGAAGACCGAAGCGAAGCAGTTTCAAACGATTTAATGAAGGAGCAGGACAGTAGAATGCCGATCAATGTTGAAAGGCAATCTCGTGTAACCTTCGGTGGTACAAAAAAGTAATTTTAAATATCACTGAATTTAAATAAATCGTACTGGAGGCCCTTCGGGGCAGGTACATAAGGAGAAACAACTATGGCAAATAGAAACACTCAAGGTTTTGGTTTAGTTGCTGCAGGAACGCTTGGACAAACTCCAGCGACTTCTGGGCAAGGTAAATACAAAATCGATGCGGGCTATTCGACTACTATATACAATGGTGGCGCTGTTGCTTCTGCGTCTGGTTACATTATCGACGGTCAAACGACTGATGCACCTATCTTAGGTGTGCTTAATGGAATATTCTATAATGCGGCTACTACTTTGAAGCCAACATTTGCGAATTTCTACAAGCAACCGATAACACCGGCGAACTCAGAAGACATCGACGCTTTTGTATTCGATAACCCTCAACAACAATATGTAGTGGCAACTGATGCTGCTGTGGCTCAAGCTGGATATCTAGAAACGTATGACATGAATACTTCTGCTGGTAGTGATACTACTGGTAAGTCTTCAGCTACACTAGACATAGCTGACACAAGCGCAGATGCTGCTTCTTTTAGATTATTAAGATCTGCAGAAGATCCTGAAAACGACGAAAACGCTGCTTTCAGATCCGTTGTAGTTTGTATTAATCTGATTGAGCTACAATCGTAAAGCTAGAATAGGAGAACAAAAATGGCAATATCACGATCACAACTAGTCAAAGAACTAGAGCCAGGTTTGAACGCACTGTTCGGCTTGGAATATAAAAGGTATGAAAATCAGCATGCTGAGATTTATACTAACGAAAACAGTGACAGAGCTTTTGAAGAAGAAGTTATGTTATCTGGTTTTGGAAACGCACAAGTAAAAGGTGAAGGTGCTGGAGTATCATTTGATGATGCACAAGAAACTTTCACTGCTCGTTACACTCACGAGACTGTAGCTTTAGCATTTGCTATCACAGAAGAAGCTATCGAAGATAATCTCTACGATAGATTAGCTGCTAGATATACAAAAGCTTTAGCAAGATCTATGAGTAATGCAAAACAAGTAAAATCTGTTGAGCCTTTAATCAACGGTTTACCATCAACTGCAACGTTCAAGTCAGGTGATGGAGTTGCTTTGTTTAGCACATCTCACCCTACAGTAGCTGGTACTTTTAAAAATACCCTAACTACTCAGGCAGATCTTAACGAAACGTCATTAGAGCAGTCAATGATTGACATTGCTAAAATGACTGACGAAAGAGGTCTTAGAATCGCAGCGAGAGGGTTGAAAATGATCATCCCTTCAGAGCTTCAGTTTACAGCTGAGAGATTGATGAAATCTCAAGGTAGAACTGGAACAGCTGACAATGATATCAATGCAATCGTATCTATGGGTATGGTTCCGCAAGGATACAGAATCAATAACTACTTAACTGATTCTGATGCATTCTATATCTTGACAGACGTACCAAATGGTATGAAAATGTTCACAAGAGCTCCATTGACAACTGCGATGGAAGGTGATTTCGATACTGGAAATGTCAGATACAAAGCTAGAGAAAGATACTCATTTGGAGTATCAGACCCTAGAGGTATCTTCGGCGTTGAAGGTGCGTAATAACTAAATTTTTTGTGGCGGACATTGTTCCGCCACAATCATAACACACGGTGAGATTCATGAAAAATTTTACAGTCAACATTTGGGCTTACGATTATCACGGAAGATTTGAAGTCACATCTGAAGACGACCCACAATCCCTAGAAAATGCAATCCTTGACAAACTTGGAGAAAACAGTATAAAGTGGGAATATCTCGGGATCAGTTATGATAACCGAGTTAACAGAATAACCTATGAGGAGGTTATCTATGATACAAGACCTATACAAACAAAAAAGGTTCTTGGAGTTGAAGTGGGAACAGGAGCATCTGGATAATAACAGATACACTCTTGAAATGGTCAGGATTGATGACAAAGTTAGAGAAGTCATTACGAAGATCAAGCTGGAAGAAGCAGCTATTGCTCACAGACAGAATACTGTCGAAGGTGCAGCTCCAGAAGTTTCAGTAGCTACTTAATAAAAAAGCTACATCGTTGGAAAACACCATCCGCACTACACACTCTCTTGCACTCTACATAAATCTAGTATATAAAATAATCACTATACAATTAATTAGAATACTGACGAGTATAGTCGACGGCCTAGAGACAGTATTCGGAAACTAGGAGGATATAATTATGGCAACAACTACATTTTCGGGACCGGTTAAAGCGGGATCGATAAGAGAAGGAGCTACTGCAAACACAGGGTTTGTATTAATGGCTCAATCAGCAGTAATCGATATTATTGGTGCAACTGCTACAACAACTGTAGGAATCATACCTGCAAACTCACAAATCGTAGATGTAATATTAAACGTTACAACTGTTTCTAACGATGGTGGAACTGCTACTGTTCAAGTTGGAAACTCAGGTGATACAGATGAATATTTACCAGCGACTAACGTAAAAGCTTTAGCAACAACTAGAGGTACGATTGGAACTGAAGGTACAGATATTGGAACATCTGATCAAACTGTAACTGCTACGTTTACAGCAGCCAACGGTGATGGTACCACAGGTGCAGCAACTGTTACTGTTTTATACATGCAAAATAATAACTTAAGCTAATAAATAATTTGTGGGGCTTTGGCCCCACAGCTTAATTAAAGGAAAAAATATGAGTTCAGATCAGAAGTTTACAAATATAGCAAGCACAGGTCAGGTAAAAACTATTTCTGGAGGTTCTGTTAATTTAGGACCTTGTAGAATAACTTACATACAAGCAAATGGTGTAGCATCATCTGTTGTTGTGTTAAGAGATATTTCATCTGGTAGTTCAGGAGATAAAGTTTTCGAAGCTGATTTTGGTACAGAGGGTTTAGATATCTATGTTCCAGGAAATGGTATTAGATTCGAAAATGGTGTTCATGCAACAATGACTAACACAACATCTTTGACTATTGGTTACACTGGCTAGGAGGTTAAATGGCTAACACTACCTCTGGTACAACTACGTTTGATAAAACTTTTTCTATTGATGAAATAATAGAAGAGGCTTTTGAAAGACTTGGTATTCAAAACGTATCAGGATATCAATTAAAAACATCTAGAAGATCATTAAATATATTACTTCAAGAGTGGGGTAATAGAGGAATCCACTATTGGGAAATAGATGAACTTAATATGGATTTAATTGAAGGACAATCGGACTATGATTTTTTTAGATCTAGTGCTGATGGTACAAGTGCTGTATCTACACCAGCAAGTGTATTTGGAATGTCAGATGTCCTTGAAGCACAATTAAGATCTAATAGAACTCAAACAACACAATCAGACAGTCCGATGACTAAAGTAGATAGATCTACTTATGCAGGTTTTTCTAATAAACTATCTAAAGGTACACCTAATCAATATTGGGTAGAAAGATTTATAGATAAAGTTAGAGTTCACATATACCCTACACCAGACTCAACAAATGCATCTAAAGATATGCATTTTTATTATATAAAAAGAATTCAAGATATAGGTGCTTATACAAATGCAACTGATGTTCCATTTAGATTTGTTCCATGTATGGTATCAG